TTGGAGGAATGAGTAACGATACATTCGTACCAAACACAATAAGAGAATATATTAAAAGTGCTGGAGCAGTAACAGTAGTAAGAGTATTAGCAGGAGGAGGTTATATATTAACACCTACTGAAAAAGCACCATTAGCTGTTGGATTAGAATATGAAGGTACAGCAGCAGCAGTAGCTACAATTACTGTTGGGGATGCAAATAATGCTACAGCAGGAGTATTTACAGAAGGACAATACATTGATATTACCTCTACAGATGGTACAAGAAGAATATATGTTTTAGTAGATGCAGGAGCAGATGGATCAGTTGTAAATACAGGAGTGGCATTGACATCTGGAGCTAATATAGGTACAGGTACACTTTCATCAGTAACAGCAGCTTTAGGTACTTGTATAGCTGTAAGAAATAATTTAACTGGAGGATCTACATATACCCAAGGTTATATATTAAATGAAATAAAAGAAGCTATAGTACATGCAAATGGGCACCTCGGTAAAATCACAGCAGGTGCTGATGTTGCAATAGAAGCTGGAGCAAAATCAATTATATTTACAAATGTTCAAAAAGGTTTATTAAACAAATCTACAGCTTTTATCACCAACACTATTGTTGCATCAGGTTATTCAGCTACAGATTGGTCTGGAGGTGCAGGTAATACTATGTTAGTAGGTATGCTTTTCCCATCTATGAATGCTTCAGCCGTGGGCTCTTTATCAGATAGCTTTTTATTTGATGGTAATACAACAGGATTATCAGCATCTTTAGGAGATGATTTTCCAATAACACTTGCTGGAACAGGAGTAACTAATACATCTTATTCTGCTTCATTAAATCCATCAAATTCAAATTACTTATTTAAACAATTAGGATATAAACCATCAGTTAGTAAAACAGGAGCAGTAGCATATATTGGAACACCAGCTTACACTTACTTAGAATTTAAAAATGTACTAACAGATGCAGTGGGGGGAGTTAATTATGATGTTACAAATGTAGGATTAAGTGCTACAAGTAGTATTGTAATTTCAGAAATTAGTGAGAATATTATATATAATGGAAATGGTTTAGGATACACAGAAGAATATTCATATGCTTCAACACCAACAATTACTTCAGGATTTTTAGATCCAGGAATAAATTCAACATACTCAACTAAAGAATTATTTTCATTCCATACATTAGCACATGGTACTGCAACGAATAAAGATTATAAAATATCAATTACTAATTTAAAAACATATCCAGATATTGACGGAGAAGAACAATATTCTTCATTTACAGTATCTGTTAGAAAATATGGTGATAAAGATAAATCACCAAATGTTTTAGAAACATATAATGGATGTAATTTAAATCCAGATTCTGGAAATTACATAGCTAAAAAAATAGGAGACAGATACTCACATTATAATTCAACATTAGACAAGCTAGAAGTATTAGGTAATTTTAATAATATGTCTAATTATGTTAGAGTAGAAGTGAATGAGGCAGTAGCAGAAGGTTCAATTTCACCAAAACTTCTACCTAAAGGATTTAAAGCTATAACTAATCCCTTCCCAATGGCTAGATTAGCTAATATGAATGCATTCCCATCAGCTTCATATGAAACTTCACAATCAATTGGTGGAAATTATAGTATGAAGGGACACCTGGGTTGGAAATTTGATGATAAAAGAACAGACAATAGTAATTTCTGTATGCCTTTAGAATCTGTATCAGAAAAAAATGTGGCAGGAGCATTTAATATGGATTATTATAAAGGCCATTCAGATTCAGGATTATTTATAGGAGCTTTAAGTGCATCAATTGACGCAACGGGAAATGCTGGACCTACTTCAGACCAATTAAAATTCTCAGTTCCTTTCCAAGGAGGTGATGATGGTATTGCACCATGGAAACCAAGGTTCACAGGAGCTGAAAGTACATTAGATACCTCAGCATATACTGCAGGAACTAATTTATATGGGTTTGATTTAAGTGGAACAGATAAAGCAGGATACACAGGATATAAGAAAGCATTAGACATTTTATCAAATCAAGATGAATATGATATTAATATGTTAGCTTTACCAGGTGTTATTAAAGAATACCATTCTAATGTAACTCAAGCAGCTATTGATATGGTTGAAGATAGAGGAGATGCATTTTATGTAATGGATTTATGTGGTAGAAATACAACAGTAAACACGGCTTTAACAACAGTAAGTGGTATAGACACCAACTACGCTGCAGTATATTATCCATGGGTAAAAGTGCAAGGAGCTTCAAAACCAATATTTGTTCCACCTTCAGTAGTTGTACCTGGAGCTATAGCAAAATCAGACCAAATTGGACAAGGAGAATGGTTTGCACCAGCTGGTTTAAATAGAGGAGTTTTAGGATCTGTAATAGAAACTAGAATGAGATTAAACCAAGGTGAAAGAGATAAATTGTATGAGAGTAAAATTAACCCAATTGCAAGTTTCCCTGGGGTAAATAACCCAGTTCTTTGGGGTCAGAAAACATTACAAGCAAGATCAACAGCTTTAGATAGAATTAATGTTAGAAGATTATTAATTGCAGTTAAGAAATTCATTGCAAGTTCATCTAAATATTTAGTTTTTGAAGCTAATACAACAAAAACAAGAGCAAGATTTTTAAATATAGTAAACCCATATTTAGAATCAATCCAACAAAGACAAGGATTATATGCATTTAGAGTACAAATGGATGGAGGTAATAATACACCAGACGTAATCGATAGAAATCAATTAGTAGGTGGTATTTATTTACAACCAACCAAAACAGCTGAATTTATAGTATTAGATTTCAATATACTTCCAACTGGAGCTACATTTGACGCATAAAAAATAGAAAATATTATATTTATAATAGAACAAATTAAAACACAATAAAAGATGGCAATATACGACGTAAACGAAATGATGTTCACAGCATTTGAACCTAAATTACAAAATAGGTTTATAATGGAAATTGATGGAATTCCAGGATATTTAATTAAAAAGGTAGGTCGACCAAAAGTAACTTTTGGAGAAGTAGTTCTTGACCACATTAATGTGAAAAGAAAACTTAAGGGAAAAGCAAATTGGGATAACATTACATGTGATCTTTATGATCCAGTAACACCTTCAGGAGCACAAGCAGTAATGGAATGGGTTAGATTATCTCACGAATCAGTAACGGGTAGAGATGGTTATTCTGATTTCTATAAGAAAGACGTTGATATCTTTACTTTAGGTCCTGTAGGAGATGTAGTTGAACAATGGAAATTAAAAGGAGCATTTATTTCAAATGCTGATTTTGGAGATATGGATTGGACTTCAGAATCACCAGCAAACATTTCTATAACAATAGTAATGGACTATGCTATTTTAAATTACTAATAGAATTAACATTTATAAAAAAAAGAAAGCGCCTAATTTGGCGCTTTTTTATTTTCCCTATATATGTATATCTGAACTAGTTTTATTAATTAAATAACGTTATGGAAAAAAAACAAACATTCCCATCAGAAAAGGTTACCTTACCTTCAAAAGGCTTATTATACCCAAAATCATCACCTTTATCAAAAGGAGTCATAGAAATGAAATACATGACTGCTCGTGAAGAAGATGTTTTAACAAACCAAAGTTTAATACAAAAAGGAATAGTAATAGATGAATTACTTAAATCACTTATTATCACCCCCAATGTAGATTATAATGAATTATTAGTAGGAGATAAAAATGCAATAATGGTAGCAGCTCGTGTCTTAGGATATGGCGCTGATTATTCATTCTCTTATAATAATGAAGAACATATAGTTGATCTTACCAAAGTTGAAGATAAATTAATGGATGAATCTTTAGTAGTAGATGGTAAAAATGAATTTTATTTTACTTTACCAGCTTCTAAAATTGAAGTTACTTTTAAACTTTTAACTCACGGTGATGAGAAAAAGTTAGAAAACGAACTTAAAGGGTTAAAAAAACTAAATAAAAAAACAATACCAGAAGTATCTACAAGAATGAAACATATGATCGTTGCGGTAGATGGAGACGTTGAAACAAAAACTATTAGAGAGTTTGTTGATACTACTTTATTAGCAAGAGATGCAAGAGAATTAAGAAACTATTCTGCTAAAATTCAACCTGATGTTGATTTATCATTTGATTATGAAGATGCAAGAGGTGATTTAAATAGAGTAGACATTCCTATTGAGGTCGGATTTTTTTGGCCTGACGCCTCAGTATAGGAATATCCTATTTACCCAAGTGCATGATCTGGTGTACCATGGTGGTGGTGGATTTATACATTCAGAAGTATACAACATGCCTACTTGGTTAAGACGTTTTCATATTCAAAAAATAAATGAACACGTAAAAGAAGAAAATGAAGCAATGGAAAAAGCAAACGGTAACGTTTCTAATTCTGATTCTCCAAACACGGTTAAGGGACCTAATATATCTCCTTCATCCAATTATAACTTTAAGAAATAGATATCGCAAGATATCTTTTTCTTTTTATATTTATACTCGAATAATATATTATGACAGAAGAAGAAAAAAAAGTATTAGCAGCCGAAGAACTCCTAAAAAAGAAAAAAGAAATACTTCAAGTCGATAAGGAAATTGAAGCTATATCTAAAAGAAAGGGAAATTTGGGGGAGGATGAGCTTAGAGTAGGGAGAGATCTTGGTACTATTATTCAATCTAATACAAAACTGTTAAATCTTTCATATAACGAAAAGAGAAAGATATCGAGTATAACAAAAAAATTAAATGATCTAGCAGAAAAAACATATACATTTGACAATAAATCTTTAGGTACTGTTACTAAATCCTCAAAAGTTAATAAACAAATTTTAGATGCACAACAAAAACTAAAAATATTATCTTTACAAAAATTACAAATATACAATAAAGAATCAAAATCCTTTGTTGAACAAGCTGGCCTTAGAAAATCAATCAATCAAGGAATTACAGAACAAATAGCTTTATCTTCAAGAGTAATTCAACAATTAGAAAAACAAGCATCAATAGCTAAAGAAATTGAAGAAAATAAAATAGCTAATAGTTTTGGTGGAATAGGTGATACTTTAAATAAAATACCTCTTCTTTCCGCTCTTGCCCCCTCTTTTAAAAAAGCAGAAATAGCAGCAAGAGAAGCGGATTTATTTCAAAGTACAGCTGCGGCATCTGGTCGTTTACAAACAGAGTTCTTAGAAAAGCTTATGCGTAGAGTAATTTCTATCTTAAAAGAAAGTGGCAAAG